GACTATCTCCTATCTCTATGGTGTAATCATATATGAGGATCGGACGTGTTGCAAGGATGTCTAGTACCGTTCGTCGGGTAGAATATACCGTTTGTCGGCAGATGTATTGATGCTTTTACGCAGCTGCGAAGGGCTGATATGTAGATTATCATCATATGATTATTGATTGTGTGATAGTGTTTCTATGTTGTGTGTTAGATGATAATGATTATCGTTTGCGTTGTGTGTTGTTGTGTTATTATTAGTATAGTAGTATATTAGAGGGTGCTTATTTAGTGTAAGTCTAACCGCCAGACCCCCTCACCGCTCCGCACCGCTGCTACCCCTCCGAGCATTTCGTATAATCGTCAGCGACACCGCCCACCGTTCCTGAGTTCCCGTGTTCCTACCCCCTCCGCCCTCCATCCCTACCCCCAGCATTCAAACAAAACCCTCCCCCGCCAAAAATCCGCGATAATCATATAATCAATTCGTATAACTATGAGCGCGAACGCACCCGACAATCCCTACTTCTTCGCCTCCGCCAGCGCGAGCGAGACCTTGGCGGGTGGCAGGGCGTCGAGCACATCATCCGTCACCGTATCCTCCGTCGCCTCCTTGGGCGGCGCCACGCCGCTGACGGCCATGATTTCCTTCGCGGCCTGGATGCGTGCGTTGGGGGGCATTACGGGGTCGCGCATGACGTCCATCATGACGCCGATGGCGTCGGTGGTGGCGAGCATCACCTGCTGGCGGACGGACTCCCGGTGTGTGGCGCGCAGCGCGCGCAGCGCCTTCTTCACCAAGTCGTTACGCAGCAGGATGTCGCCTGCCTGCGCGGCCACGAGGTCCGAGTACCCGGCGTTGAGCGCCGCCTGATAGGCGTTCCCGCTCTGCATGAACCCCAGGACGAACGTGCGTTGCTGGCGGGACAGGGCGTCGAGGGGGGTGGTCATTTGTGCTTCCGGGGCCGCGGCAGACCCTTATGGGCGCGCGGTGGCCTGCCCACCTGCGGCCGTGCGGGCCGCGGAGGCCGCTTCAAGAGCTTGTGGTTGCTGAGTTTGGTTCGCATCGTACCCTCCTGACTACCGCCCATATATGGACACAGGCGTTTTACCCCTCGACTCCCGGGCGGCGTACTGGTTCCCGAGACGGACTTCCTCCTTGGCGAGAAGCTGCAAGCCCTGCGATGTGCTGTCCACCTGGTCAGCATACACACCCGTGGGAAATGCCGCCAGTTCGTCGATATACGCCTCCCGCCACGGGGCCTGCCGGGGGAGAAACACCCGTCCGGTCTCCACCATGCCGCTCACGAGCCGCGCACGCACGAGCTTGTCACCCTTGAGGCGTACCCCGGTGATGGGGATGGGTGGATATTGGTCACGCGATAACTCGGCCACCAGCGGCGCGCCTGTCTGCTGGGCTTCCACCCATATCCGGGACGGCCGCCATTGGCGGGCCAGATCGCGGGCGGCGGCGCGCAACTCGGGAAACTCCACGCGCCCGGTCCACACGTCGATGAGGTAAAACTGCCGGGAAGGGCCAAGACCCCAGGTGGTGCAGCACGAACGGGCGGACCCGCGCGCCTTGCTCACCGCCGTGTCCCACGATTGGTAGACAGCCACCCATGGGGCGTCCCGCACGCCATCCAGGATGCTGTCCAGGTCGTAGGACTGCCACCACGAGCGCAGGAATACCGCGCCCTCCGCCGGGGCCGGGCGGCCTTGGTAAAGGGCGGACCACACGCGCGAACCCACCTGCTTCTTGATGCGTTCCAGCGCGGGGAGGTCGTACTTCTCGGGCCAGAGGGCTTCGCCCTCGCGGCGCAGGACCTCCCCGGGTGGTCCGATCAGGCCATGCTCGTCCGTCTCATCCCCTTCGGCCACGGCGGGGAAGAATAGTGTTTTCCACTCGCTGCGCGTCTCGCCCGCGAGGATGCGGCCCATAATATCGTCCTCATGCCAGCGCGTCATGACAATAACTACGGAAGCGTCTTTCTCAAGGCGGGTCATGGCCGTGGACAGAAACCAGTTCCAGGCGCGGTCGCGCGCGCCCTCACTCTCCGCTTCTTCCATGTTTTTAACGGCGTCGTCGATACATAAGTGGTTTGCGCCGCGCCCGGTGAGTGATGATCCGACGCTGACCGCGTAGTATTGCGCTTCGTTGACGAGTTTCCACTTGGCGATTGCCTGCGACGACTCGTCGGGGCCGACACCGGTGAGGCTTTCATACACGGGGTCCGTGACGATCGCGCGCGCGTCGCGCCCCAGGTCGTCGGCGTATTCGCCGCCATAAGTGGCGACGATGACATTTTTGTTGGGGCGAGAGGCCATGTACCACGCGGGGAACATCTTGGACACCAGAAGCGTCTTGCCGTGCCGCGGCGGCAGCGATATGAGAAGGCGGCGCCAAGCCGGGTCGCCGGAGGCTACGCGCTCCATGGCGGCCGCAATGAGCCGATGGTGCCAGACAGGCTCGAACTGGTGGTGCATGAGCGCCGCGAACGACAGAAGGGAGCCGCGGGCGGCGGTGCGGAGGTCGTCGGATATGGCCACGGGTCGGTGTTCCCCTTGCGAGATCGTTTCAGCGAGTATACACTACGGGCCGTATCTCCACCCTTGCCGCTCCCTGCGGCTTCGCCACCAGTCCCGCCAGACTGGTGGCTTTTTTATTCCTCCGTTGTGTGCTATACACTCCGCTCATGTGGAAACGACTCGTCAGCAGCATCACCTACCCCCAGTGGGCGACGGATCAGGGGCGCTTCGTGCGCCTCGACGCCCTCGACCGGTTCCTCGACGGCACGCTGTACGACCACCTGGAGTTTTCGTTCTACGACGAGGTGGATGCGGGGGGGAATTATGTCCCCATCGACCGGCGCGTGCCGAGCGCGCAGCTTAATTTGCCTAACATGGTGAGCAAGCTCCTGGCGCGCAAGTTGTTCGCCGGGCGGCATGCCCCGCGTGTGACTCACGTCCGCCCGGAAGTGGCCGACTGGCTGCGGGACGTCATTGCCCAGGGGTCGCTATACGAGCGCATGCTCCAGGCGTGCGTGTGGGGGTCCGTCGGCTCGGTGGCCGTGACTTTCCGCATCGTCGAGAACGGCCTGCACGTCGATATTTGGCGGGCGAAGTTCTGCTACCCCACGTTCGCGCCCGCCGGGGGGTTGGCTTCGCTGCGCGTGCAATACACCGTCTCGGGCCGGGTGTTGCTCCACCAGGGATTCACCGTGGACCGCAAGGGGCATGATCTCTCACCGCATGAGCAATACTGGTTCGTGCGCGACTGGACGGCCGACGCCGAGATTACTTACATCCCCATCGTGGTCGAGGACTACGACCCATACAACGGGCCGGCCAATAAGGACAGCACCCTGGAGGAGGATACGGCCCGGACGATCAAGCATAGCCTCGGGATGGTTCCCGGCGTGTGGATGGTCAACCTGTCGGGGGGCGAGGCGCCGGATGGGGTGTGCACTTGGGAAGCGGCCATCTCGCTCGCCATCGACGCCGACTACACCCTGTCGCAGCTTGGGCGGGGGGTGCGGTATAACGCGGCGCCCCAGCTCGTGGTGATCGGGGATTTAAAGGGCGACGAGGACGACCGCATCCAGCGGGGGCCTGTGACGGTGCTCCAGTTCCCGTCGGCGGCGCGCATGGAGGACGGCTCCAGCCGGGGCGGGGGGGACGCCAAGCTGCTCGAAATGGTGGGCAACGGTACCCAGACGGGGATGAAGTACATCGAGTACACGCGCCGACTCGCCCTGGAGGCGGTGGCGGTGTCTCGCAAGAACCCCGAGGAATCGCGCGGTACGCTCTCGGGGCGGGCTATGGAGCTCATGGACGATAGCTTTTTCGACCTCGTGCATGAGTTGCGCAGCGCCTACGGCGAGGAAGGGTTCGGGGCGCTCCTGCGCAAGATCGCGGTGGCCCTGGTGCGTAAGGGGCTCGCCCCTCCCGGCATCGAGGAATTGGACGCCCGGGCGTTTGGTTTGCGCTGGCCCAGGCTTTACGGCGCCACGCCGCAGGATGAAATGTCGCTCATCGAGGGGATGGCCATGGCCACCCAGAGCAACCTCGTGGACCCGGAGACGGCGAAATCGTACTTGTGGGCGCACCTCGATATGGAGGACTACAAGACCGACACGCCCATTACCGATGGCGGGGCGGACGCACAGGGCGATGCGCCGACGACGGGTACCACGACCCCCGCCGGGGATGTGTATAACGAAGGGACAAACACCGACCTGCGCAGGCCGGGTCCGCAGAACACCACGCTGCCCGCGCGTCAGGTGGGCAAGCCGCAAACGAGGATAGGCCATTGAGTCTCGTCAACGCCCAGTTCGACCCCGCGGCCAAGCTCCCGGTGATCCGGGTAGCCCTGCCCGAGCCGCGCATCGGCAGCAAGATATATCTGATCGAGGAAAAAGGGGTGTATGTGTTCGAGGAAGGCCCGTCGGTGCTGCGCTCGCTCGCCTGCACGCACATCGGCGCGGGGTCGTTCGCCATTTACGACGGCGTGCCGGACAAGGATGGGTTTTTTCCCAACCACGAAATGCCGGTGTCACACCCCGAGTATCAACAGTCTAATGGTCGTCGAATATTCGTAATGAACCCTCAGATTATGGGGTTCTGGGCCATAGATGGGGGCTGCAACCACGGGCTGACCTGCGTCGCTGGCGGTGGGATGAAGAACACGCCGGTGTTTATCTCCGTCTCATGGCTGGCGTTCAAGGCGTCCGTCAAGACAAAACCGGTGCTTGTCACCGACTAGGAGGCTTTCATGGCAACACTACCCAAGCCGCGCCTGTCCGCGCAGGACAAGGAGTGGCGTGCAAGGGATGACGTGCGCACGCTGCGCGAGGCGGAGGCCATCCGTCAGGACAAGGGCCGTCATCGGCTGGCCGTGGCGCAGGCCAAGAAGGAAGTGTCCGCGCTCAACAAGGCCATTCGCACGGCGCCGCGCCGCAAGTGAAACGCAGCACCATCTTCGACCCCATCGACTTGCGCATCCCGGCGAGGCCGGGGACGCTCGTGCGCTGCTGTCAGCTCGACACACCGGGGGTCTACCGCCTCTCGCGGCGGGATTGCGCGTTTCATTCCATCATGATCTCCGCGTCCGGCAGTTTCGGCCAGATCGTGGTGCGCACCGGCGCGCGGCGCAAGATATGGGCGCAGCCATCCAGCTTCACGGGATCGTTCGGCCTCGACGGGTTCTGCGAGGACGGTCTCATCGTCGAGATTCACATGCAGGGACGGCCATTCATAACCGTGGATTGGCGGGAACCTGACCGGGAGGTAGTGTAGTGGGAGCGCAGAACGCTTTTCTCGTGCATTTCGTGGCCGGTGCTCCGGTGATCGTGGTAGCGCCCGACTTTCCGCACGCCGTGATCGCCGCGAACGACGCGTGGCCGGGCACGATACGCAGCATCACCATCATTGCACCGGTGGCGATGACCATTGACTGCGACGAGGGGGCGTGCGGCCTGGGCGAGCAATCACCAGAAGGCACCCTCCAGTGAGCAGGCCATACTACCCCGTTCGCGCGCTCACGACCGGTGTGGTGATGATGTTCCACGTCGAGAGCGGGGCCGCCGTGGCCGAGGGAGACACTTTGGCCGAGATCGAAATGATGAAGGTGTTTCAGCGCGTGGAAGCCTGCGCTACTGGTACCGTGGAGTGGGTGGTAGCCCTGGGCGAGACCGTCCACCAAGATACCCTGCTAGGCAAGATATACCCTGCTTGAGCCTCGTTGCTATACACTAACCTGCTGATTATACAGCAAAAAATATTTGACTTAGCGGCGTTTGGTGATATGTTCCGTGCTTATGACGGAGGCATTTGACACGCGCTATGGCATTCAGCAAGGCGCGGCGCTCACCAAAGACCTGCATTTTGCGGACATGGGATTCGCTTTGCCACTGTCCGTCCCCGCCTCCGGCACGCTCGTCTCGTCTGTTATCTACACCGGCAACTACAAGTTGTTCGCGCTCGGGGCGTATGCCTCCGGGGCGCTGTCCGTGTCGGTGCAGCGGTATCTCGACGTGGAGGGAACCGTCGTCCAGGGTGCGGCCTTGACCGGCAGCGTCTCGGCGGCTGGGGCGCTCAACGTTAACAACACCGACGGCCTGCTTCATCAGGCGGTCAAGATCACGTTCACGAACAGCGGCACGGCGGCGGTTACGCTTTCGCTGCTGCGTCTCATCCTGAGGGCTATGTGATGCCAAACGATCCCATCACCAACGGCGGCGCGCAGGATTCTTCGCAGGCGACGGGCGGCGGTCTGCCGACCGGCACCGCGGGCGATCCGCGTCCGACTCCGAAGTTCCAGGCACCTGATCCTGCGGCGCAGACGGGGCAACCGGCTCCGGCGGCCGCCTCGGGCGAGCCGGGTATTTCCAAGGAGGAGGCCATGGCGCTGCGCGCCGAGGCCGCCAAGCTGCGCGCCGAGCGCGACGCTCTCCAGACCCGGCAGGATGAGGCGGAGGCGGCCAAGCTCGCGGAGCAGGGCAAGTTCAAGGAGCTCTACGAGAAGGAAGTGAGCAGCCGCAAAAACGCCGAGGGCCGCATGCGCGAGCGCCTGATGCGCGCGGAGGTGCGGGCTTACGCGGTTTCCGAGGGTATTCTGGACCCCGACATGGCGGACCTCATCCCCACCAAGGGGATCAAGTTCAACGACGAGTCGGGCGTGTTCGAGGGCATCAAGGAGGCCATTGCTTCCCACCGCGAGAGCAAGACCTCGTGGTACAAGGCCGCGCAGGCCCCGGGCGCCACAGGTGAGCCCAAGGCTCCCGTGAGCACCGGCTCCGCGCAGCCCGCGCCCGCCGCTTCCGCTCCCGCGACACCCGACGTGTCGAAGATGAACAAGGAAGAATACGCGCGGTACAAGCGGGATTTCGTCAACAAACTGCGCGTTGTGCGCTAACCGTCGCCCATAGGAGACAACCATGGCCTTCGTCAACTTCCCTGCCAGCCTCCAGGCGGCGCTCCAGCAAAACATGCTCAACCGGGAGTTCGAGGAAGGTCTCGACTCCATTCTGGCCTATCGGCGCATGGCGCTGACCGAGACCATCAACGCCCGTGTTGGTGAAACGCTGACGCGCACCCGCAAGGGCCGCACGGCGCCCAATATCACGCCGTTGACGGGCGCGAACATGCAGGCCAATCTCGACAACAGCCTGACGCCCCAGAGCTACGCGCTGGAGCAGTACACGTTCACCCTCAACACCTACGCTGACACCCAGGATGTGTACCTCATCCAAGAGTTGGCGGGCATCGCGGACCAGACCATCGCCGCGAGCCGAAACAACGGCGTTGCGAGCGCCCAGACGCTTGAGCGCCTGGCGAAGATGCGCCTGTTCGCGGCCTACAACGGCGGCAACACCTACGTCCGCACCGCGGGCAACGCGTCCACCACGACCACCTGCCACGTCGATGACATCCGGGGCTTCCAGTACGTCCTGGTGAATGGCACGGTCACGCCGGTGTCCAGCACCAACCCGCTGGCGGCCACCGAGATTGCCACGTCGTCCGGCGGCGTCAACCAGACGCTTTCCATTACGGCCGCTACGCCGGACGCCACCAACGTGTCCAACTACCCCGGCTCGGGCGGTTCGGGCACGACCGACGGTATTTCGGGTACCCTGACCTTCGCCACGGCCACGGCCCCGGTGGAGGGCGACGCCATCATTGCCACCAATGCGGCGACCGTCTACCGCCCCAACAACAAGATCACCACCAAGGAACTGACCGGCGCGGACACGCTGACGTTCTCGGACATCCTGAACGTCGTAGCGCAGATGCGTAACAACGGCGTTCCGGCGCTGTCCAACGGCACCTATGCGTGCATCCTGGACAACGCCTCGATGCGGCAGCTTTACTCCGACCAGCAGTTCAACGTCATGCTGGCCGGCCGCAGCGACTCCTACGAGTGGCGTTCGGGTGACATCATCACCCTGTTGGGTGTGACGTTCATCCCCACGACGGAAGCCTACGTCCAGTCGCCCATCTACACCGGCGGTCCGACCATCCGGCGTCCCATCATCGTCGGTGCCGAGAGCATCATCCAGGGCAACTTCGAGGGCCTGGATATGTGGTTGGCCCGCGAGGGCGTGTCGGCCATCGGCAATGTGTTCCTGCTGAACGGCGTCGCCCAGATCATCCGGCCGCCGCTCGATCGCTTGATGCAGCAACTTTCGCTGTCGTGGATGTGGGTGGGCGACTTCGCCATCCCGACCGACATCACGGCCACCACCGACATCATCCCGACGGCCAGCAATGCGCTGTACAAGCGGGCGGCTGTCATCGAGCACGCAGGCTAACGCCTGACTTTGGAGGTCATCATGGCTGTCAAGATTACGAAACTTCGTCCCACCAAGCCCTCCATGGCGGTGCCCGGTGACGGGTCGGTGGAGATTCCGATGAACATGGAGCACACCCTGCGGGGGGGCAAGCGCAATGCGCGCGAGTTCGCCAACGCCATGGACGGGGTGGGCGGCCGTGGCAAGCCTGTGGGTCCGTTGCAGTATCAGAAGAACGGCGCGCAGGGTGACGGCGACGACATGTAAGGCAGGAGGTCGGCATGAAGAAGCGTGGCATGAACATCACTATGCCCTTGACCCGCACGGTCAAGGCGCCGTATGACCGCTTCGCCACCGATGCGTTCGTCCCGGACTGGGACCGCGTTCCGGGGATGGGGCAGCATGCCATGCGCGTGTCGTTGAAGGACCGGCCGACGTCGGAGCCTGACGACAACCATCCGCCCATCAAGAGCAACCATCCCAAGGTCTAGGGGGTAGGCTATGACGTTTCCGTTCCAGGGGCACCAGGGGAATAACCAGAACCCCACGCTGATGCCTAACTTCTACCGGCCGGTAGCCGGTAGCGGGGGCGTCTCGCTCATGTCTCCGCAGGAGTACATGGCGAAGTACCCACTCACCCCCTCGTCCGGCAACGTGGTCGTGGGCGGCACGCTGGCATCGGGGGATGTGGCAACGCTTGACATCACCAACGGTGTGCTGGGCGGCACGGTTTCGCTCGCCTACACGCTGACTTCCAGCGACACGGCGGCGTCAGTGGCCTACGAACTGGCGCAGCTTGTCCAGGACAACCCAACGCTCCAGCGGTTCGGGTTCAGCGCCGAGGCCGACCCTCTGACGGCCACGCTCTACATCTACCAGGCATCGGGTGTCGGCAACTTCTCGACCCTTGCGTTCTCCGCCACCGGTTCGGTGACGGGCACGGTGACGCAGATGACGGGTGGCGCAGGCCCGGTAACGCCGGTGGAGAACTTCATCTTCACCACGGGCACGAGTCCTCGGTCGTACTGGTTCGGCGTGCCGGTGGACGTCAATTACCAAACGCTCAAGGCCCTGGTCGCCCAGGGACAGCCGGTGCAGTAATGGCGACGCCCTCGTTCTCCGCCAAGGGCACGAAGCGCGCGGCTACGCCGCCTCCGGCCGCCGCGCCGGTCTCGGCCGCTCCGCGCCGATATGTCGCGGTCAAGTCATTCACGCTCGCGCTGCACGGGGCGGTGGTGCGCTACGACGCCGGCCGTGTGATCGAGCAACCCTACCTCATCGACGCCATGCTGGGCATGAAGATGCCCATAAAGCCGGTAGACGAAGCGGGAACCGTCGCTTGCTGCCCTCATTGCCATAAGACGTTCGTGCTCGACTGAGGCGCCGCCATGGCCCTCACCCTCACAGAGAAGTCCGACATCCGACGGCACCTCCGATATCCCCCGGCGGGGCTGTATCGCGTCTCCGTGTCGGGCGGGACTCTGGCGGGCGCCACGTCGGTCGGGTATCGCTACCTCGACGTGTACGGCATGATGGAATGGCGCATGAACAACCTGGACGCCAACGAGGAAGCGCGCCTTACCGGCCGCGCCTACGGTTCGCTCGCCTTCCAGGGGCCGACACCCAACGTGGGGGATACCCTCACGGTGACGTTCTCGGGCGGCGGGTTGTCGTCGGCCGTGTCGCTCACGCTGACCGTGACAGCGGCTATGCTGGTGTCGCCTAACGGCCTGTCACCGCTTTATTTTAACGCCAACAACGGCCTCAATTTCTGCTCCGCGCTGGCCGCGCTCGTGGCGACTAATTCGACTTTGACCTCGGCGGGGTTCGTTGCCATTGCGCCGTTCGGCACTGGCCCGTTCACGCAGACGGCCATACCCATACCGCAGATCGAGTTCACGAACCCCGCGCCATTCACGTTGTCCGTCTCTTTCACGGGGCTCATGTCGGCGGTCATAACGTCCAACGGAGCGCTGCTCGATCCGTCCATTCAGCCCGGGACGACCAACCCCATATGGGGCTACCTGCCGATCCTCAACTATCTGGAGAATGCTTACGGCTCGGCGTCGCAGGACTTGTCGATCAAGCAGGCGGATGTGTTCTTCGCCCGGCCAACCGAGCTTTCGGAGCGCCTGAGCCTCTACCAGATATGGGCGCAGCGGCTTGGCGAGTTCATCGACATCCCGCTCAACACGCGGCGCCGGGGTAACTTCAAGTCCTCCGGCCCGTCGGTGTATATGTAATGAGCACCCCGGCCGGGCAGATCACGTTTCCCACGCTGCAAGAATACGCGCGTATCCAGCGGATCATCGACCGCGGGCGCGGGCTTGCGGCCAACGTGGTCGGCCAGCCGGGGAATGTCTACCGCCTCCAGAGCACCGTGAGCGGGGCGTTCGTCCAGGCCGACACCGAGCAACTTATCAACTTCATGGTGCTGCGAAAGGTCGTCGAGGGCGGTCTGTCGATGGAGACGCATGAGGGGATGGGGCTTGTCTACTTCATGCTCGTGTGCGACCTGACATACCTGGAAACGGGCGACGTGTGGATTCAGAACGATCCCTTCTACGGCAAGGGCGCGACCTTGGTGGACTACACCACCAACGAGTTCGTGGGCATCTGCGTTGCCCACCATGCCGTCGCCAAGCCGTCCTACGGCATCCAACTCAACCGCCTGGCGACGTATGTCCGTCCTTCGTCGGCGCCGGACGGTACCGGGTATTATCAGTCAGGGATGAACGGCGGCCAGCCTCTCCAGATCGTCAACGGCGTGGCATCGTTCGGCGCGGTGGGGGGGACGGCGGACGCCATCCCCGTCGGGCTCACGCCCACGAGCCGTCCGAAAAAAGACCAGATGAAGCCGTATGTGCCCGGTATGACGGGCGAGGCGGACTACTTTTGCTATGTGCCGCCCATCCCCGGGTTCGTCCCGCAGGAAGGCGACTACATCCAGACGCTCAACGGCTCCCGCTACATCGTGGAGATTCCCTGGCATCTGGAAGCGGGCATCGTGGGCAGTTCCATGTCCGTGCGCCGCGTCAACGTCCAGACCAACTCCGCAGGAGGTGCGTGATGGCTGAGAAATGGATCAAGAAGGCGACCGAGAACAAGGGCGCGCTGCGCAAGAAACTGGGCATCGCCAAGGGCAAGACCATCCCGGCGTCGAAGCTCGCCAAGGCCGCGGCCAAGGCGAAGAAAACGGGCAACACGAAGCTCGCCAAGGAAGTCGTGCTTGCCAAAACGCTGAAAACCATACGGAAGAAGTGATGTCCACATGGCGACAGGTCTACTCCGGTTTGCAGGGCGCGGTGGCAAGCGCCTTGAGCGGAGTCACGCCTGCCGCCCACGTCGGTATCGGCTACCCGCCTGTCACGGCGTTCCAGAACGCTGGCCGCACCGGGGGGCCGCCCGTCGTCTCCATCTATGATCGTGGGGTCGCCAAGGACACGACGCGCTGGCTTCCTAAGCAGGCGGTGCCCGAGACCATCACGGCCGCGTCCATCACGGCGGCACTAAGCAACCCCTACACGGCGGCCGGTGCGACATTCACGCTCACTTTCGGCAACACCGCGATCGCCAATGATGCGTGGGGGATGACCGTGCGCGGGGGGGCCAACGGGCCTATCACCTACGTCGCCTCGGCGGCCGAGACGGCAGACGCCTTCGCCACCGGCGTGGGGTCGGCCATTTCCGGGGCGTTCAGCAACCTGGGTGTCAGCGTCTCGGGCGCGGTGGTCACGGTCACGAACAATTCGGGCGCGGGGATCGCCGTGACGAGCGCGGTGGGCAACGTCGTCTCGCGCATGATCGAGGTCCACAGAACCCGGCGCGAGGCGCAGATCATCGTAGCATCCAACACGCCGGATAACCGGGACGCCCTGGCCGACCCCATCGACGTCCTGCTTGGGCAGTACGAAGTGGATTTCGGCTACCAGCTCGCGGACGACACCTGGGTGCGCGTCTGGAGCCAGGGCGACATTTCCCTGGAGGACAACATCCAGCACAACGTCTTTCGCCGCGATTTTATTGTTTCGCTGGAGTATGGTGTAACATATCTGGAAAGCGGGTACTCGGTCCTCGCGCCGTGGCTTTCCTCGTCGTTTGGGACGGATGTCACAACCTAGGATACCAACATGGGCACGATCATAAGCAGCAACCAGTTTTCCCCGAGCAACCTGTCCGCGCCTGGGTTGTACATCGTCAATAAGCCGCCACCGTCGTTCATTCCCGGCGTGCCCACCAACGTGTGCGGCATTGTGGGAACCGCGTCCTGGGGGCCGCTCAACTCGCCGGTTCCGATCGGCTCGCCGCAGGAGTCGCAGACGCAGTTCGGCGGCATCACCGCCGCGGCCCTGACGGACGTCCACGACCTCTGCACCGACATTGCCACGGCCATGATGCAAGGGCCGATCTCCGTCTGGGGCGTGCGTGTATCGGACGGCTCGGATGTGGTTGCGACGACCGCGCTCAAGGACACGGAAACCACGCCCGCTACAGGCATTACGATCAACGGGCTTTATTCCGGCACCGCGGGCAACAGCATCAGCGTCGTCATCACGGCCGCGACCGTCACGGGCTACTACAACGTCACCATCAACGGCTTCCCCGGTACGCACTCCGAGGTCTATCCCAACCTACCCGGCACCGGATTCTGGACGGCGCTCAACAACGCGCTGGCGAACGGTATCCAGGGCGTGCGCGGGCCTTCGCTGCTCGTGCGCGGGACGGGCGTTGACACGTCGGCCACGACCCCCGCGACCGGCACCTTCACCCTCACGGGCGGCAAGGATGGCCGCTCGTCCATCACCACGGCCGAGCTTATCGGTGTCAACACGACATACCCCGGCACCGGCATCTACGTCCTGGCGAACCTCTCGCCCGCCGTGGCCGTCATGTGGGTGGCGGGTCTGACCGATACCACGGCCCTTGCGGGCATTCAGACGTTTTGCGACGCCAATGCGATCCGCACCGGCATGGCGTTTCCCACGGGTACCTCGACCACCACGGCCCAGTCCACCATCAACTCGGTGGGGGTCAACGATATGGAAGTGTC